CAAGTAACGTATCAGTTCAGCTTGTCTGCATAATGGCTTTTGTTGTTGCTGATCGTGTACAGGAAACCACAACCAGCACTGGCACAGGGACAATAACCCTAGCTGGTGCTGCAACCGGGTTTCAATCGTTTGCCGCTATTGGTAACGGCAATACAACCTTTTACACGATAGCTGATCAGACAGGCTCTAACTGGGAAGTTGGGATAGGAACCTATACCTCCAGTGGCACGACACTATCAAGAGATACGGTGCTGTCTTCCAGCAACTCAGGAAGCCTTGTTAATTTCAGCGCTGGAACAAAAAATGTTTTTGTGACGCAACCTTCAAGCCGGTCTACATACAACGCTAAAGCGTATGGCACAACGATAATCTTTGGGGGCTAGCTATGGCTGCGCCGAATCTACTTAATTTGACGACTGCCACGGGGAAGACGGCGGGGTTGGTTGTAACAACCACACCCACAGCAATTGTTAGTAATGCAGCATCTTCTGGAAAATGCCTAAAGATAAACACTCTTGTTGTGGCGAATGTAACGTCTTCTGCTGTAACAGTCACTGTAGACGTATATAAAAATGCAACAACTGCCTACGAGTTAGCAAACGCAATCTCAGTCCCTGCTAACGCATCAATAGTGATCATAGGCAAAACAGAAACCCAAATTTATTTAGAAGAAAACGATAGCATAAGATTAACCGCCGGTTCTGGAACTACCTTGTTAGAAGCGGTATGTTCGTATGAGGAGTTGTCATAAATGCCTGTGGGATTAGGTGTTAACGGCGGAGTCCTTGGTGTAAATAATTTACCGGGGAGTGGTGTCGCTAAAGGCGTATGGACTCTCAACGAACAGTTTAGAGCGCAAGGGCTGCTTACTTGGCCCGGATTAATCCCTCCCTCATTTGATTATTTAGTAGTTGCTGGCGGCGCCAGTGGAGGGTGCGGCGGTGCATCAGGGAGCGTAGGTGGTGGTGGCGGAGCGGGTGGATACCGCACAGGGACTATCTCAACTTTAGGTAGTGGGCAGCTTTTTACGATAACGGTGGGTGCGGGCGGGGCGCAAAAAACCGCATCAGGACAGGGGAACGCAGGATCTGCTTCATCGTTGACCGCTCCAGCAACTAGTCCAGCACCTGCTTATTCAATATCATCAGCCGGAGGCGGTGGTGGCGGCGCAAACACTGGCGCCGGTGTTGCGGGTGGATCAGGCGGGGGCGGTGGAAACTCTGCGGGAACGCAAACCGCCGGGGCAGGTAATACGCCCTCGACTTCACCATCTCAAGGTAACTCTGGAGGTGCAGGTACTAATGCGACACCAGCGGCTGGCGGTGGCGGTGGCGGTGGCATAGGATCGGTTGGCAGCGCAGGTTCGGGGACTGCTGGAGGTAACGGCGGCACGGGTACAGCAAACTCTATATCTGGGTCTTCAGTTACTTATGCTGGTGGTGGTGGCGGGGCATGTGCGGCAGGTCGTCCAGCAGGATCTGGAGGGTCTGGAGTTGGAGGTGCTGGCGGTGCTGGAGCACAGGGTAGCGCAGCACCCAACGCAAACACGGGCGGTGGTGGTGGCGGGGGTCAAGGGACATCAACGGGTTTCGGAGGCGCGGGGTCGTCCGGGGTTGTAATAATCAGCTACCCAGCAATATACGCGGCTGCGGCTACATCTTCGGGCGTTGCTTCTGGTTATCCGATAACAAGCGGTGGTAATCGAATTTACGTGTGGAACGGAAATGGGTCAATCTCGTGGGTCTAATGAATATACACAATCTATTCCCAACGCCAATTGGATTTTTTCAACGTGCTATTACAGACGAAGAAAAATTATTCATTTTAAACTTAGAGCAAAGACCTAATCTAGGTAATACAACAAGCACGAATAATAAAATTTTAAATGGAATGACGGCGCTACGTTCATTTATAGAAGAAAGCGTCAACTTGTACTTCCAAAGCACCGTACACCCAAAGCATGACGTTAGTCTGCGAATTACTCAATCGTGGGCAAATTTCTCAAATCCCGGCCAACACCACCATAAACACGCGCATCCAAACTCTTATGTGTCTGGGGTGTATTACATCCAAACAAACCCGAACGACAGAATTTATTTTTATAGGGACGATTGGAAGCAAATAAAATTTCCAACAGAGAATTATAACGAATACAATTCTGAAAGCTGGTGGTTTGAAGCATTTGAAGGGCGGTTAATTTTATTCCCGTCGTCATTGACGCACATGGTCCCCACGGTCGAAGGCGACATCACAAGGATTTCCTTGTCTTTTAATACGTTCCCTGTAGGCGTTGTTGGGGAAGAGGTTGAGCTAACAGGCTTGCGATTGGAGGTGTGATGGCTCACTTTGCAAAGCTAGACGAAAACAACATTGTTATCGACGTTAACTGTTTGGAAAATAGGGAGCTATTGGACGAAAACGGTGTTGAGCAGGAACAAAAAGGCATCGATTTTTTAACCAATTGGTCTGGGGGTTACAGCCTCTGGAGGCAAACTAGCTACAACGGCAGGATAAGAAAAAACTTCGCAGCTCTTGGTGATACATATGATGCCGCAAGAGATGCGTTTATTGCCCCGCAGCCGTACCCATCTTGGATATTGAACGAAGATACGTGCCGGTGGGAGCCCCCCATACCTTTTCCTGATGACGGTCGGTTTTATAATTGGGATGAGCCAACAACAAGCTGGGTTGTGACGGAGTAACAATGTGTTCGGTTTCAGCGCCTACGCACAAACCCCTTATGCGAGTACCGCAGGCGCAGTAACGCCCAGTAATGTAAGTCAGGTCAATGAAACAGCGACCGGCACCGATCTACTAGATACAACCCTTACTGCGCTAGCACAAGTAACGGAAGCGGCAACCGCCACGGATGTGGTAAGTGCCGCGCTAGAAGCAAATGCACAAGTAACAGAAACCGCGACTGGTGCAGACGCAGTAAATGCGTCATCGTTACAACAAGGCGATATATCAGAAACCGCTACAGGTTCTGATGCTGTTGATTCAATTCTGGCATACCAAGTCAGTGTAACGGAAACCGCTACAGGTACTGATACAACAAGTGCCGAGCAAACTGTTTCGGTGCAAGTTACTGAATCTGCGAGTGGCCAGGACAGTATAGATGTTAATGTAGTGCAGGTGGCTTCTGTATCAGAATCTGGCACCGCAACAGACACTGAACAGAGCACGTTAGACGCAATCTCGACCGTTCAAGAAACTTCTTTAATTACTGATATTTCATCACTAGGAAGTATTTTGGATGGTGAAGTATTAGAAACGTCTATTGGAACCGACACCACAGCATCAGATTTACTTGCAAGCGCCAATGTAAATGAGTCAGCGACTGGTGTTGATAGTGTAATTGTCGAGGGTTACTTTGCGAGCATTGAAGAATCGGCTACAGCAAGTGATTCACTAAGCAGTAATTTAGTTGTTGATGCTTCTGTACAGGAATCAGCGGCAGCGTCGGATGTTGTAAGTTCAGAGTCAGTCGTAATATCAATCGTAGAAGAATCGGCGACAGCTACTGACGCAATACAAGCAACTTACACGTTAGTAGCAACAGCGGTAGAGCAAGCGACTGGCGCTGACAGTATTTCTGTGCTTTTTGACGGAACGGTTAGCGTTTCCGAATCGGCTACGGGATCTGACCTTGTAACGCCAACGAATGTTTATGACGGGGACATAGCAGAGTCTGCCACGGCAACAGATGCAATTACAGCAGGCATCCTCTTCCTAAGAGAGGTGCTGGAAACAGGAACAGCATCTGACGTAATAGTTGCTTTGCATTTCCTTAGCGGAATAATCTCTGAACTCGCAACGGCTTCGGATAGTATTTCCACTATAGGTAGTTTTGGTGGGACAATACAGGAGGCAGCACAGGCGTTAGATGTTTTGCTACCTGGCGGGTTGTTTACAGTGTCGCTATCTGAAACCGCCACCGGGGCTGACGTCGTGGAAAGCAATTTCTTGTGGACGCCGATTGATGATACACAGATAGCTAACTGGGGCAACATAAACAGCACACAGTCTGCATCTTGGTCACAGATTGATAGCACACAGATTACACAATGGGATCCAATTACAGTGTCATGAGGTAAGTTATGCCAATCACAAGAACCGCACTATTAGACCTCCCTATTATTGAGACTGACACAGAAGTTGGCTCATGGGGCGATGCTGTTAACAACGGCCTCACCGAATACCTCGATATTGCAATTGCCGGCCTAACGCCTTTAACGGGCTCAAACTTTTCCGGGTCGCCAAATTATGATTTGAATCTAACGCTCACAACGGGCGATTCGAGTGCGGACAATATCGTATTCAATACGGCCCAATATTCGGCAATCAAGGTTGCAAGTCTTAACGCAAACTCAACCATCATTGCTCCGGCTTCGTACAGGTCATACAAAATAATTAATGCGGATGCAACGTATTCCGTAACAATTAAAGCGACCGGCCAGACAGGCGTGGCGATTAGCCCTGGGGCATCGGCGACGGTGGTATTTAATGGCACAGACTATATAGCTCTTGGTGTGCAGGCTGCGGCTTCACTTACGGCAGGCCAGCTTGTAAAAGGTGTTGGAGGAACGCTTGTCACACCAGCTACGCCGGGGACGGATTACGTAGCGCCAGGTACAGCCACAACATTTACGGCGATGCAGACATTTTCAGGGTCGTCTTCAACCATAGCCCAAACCATCGCCAACTCTTCTGAAGTGGTAACAGTATCTGGGTTGGGCGTTCCGGCTACTGTTGATTATGATGTCACCACACAGTCAGTGCTTTATTACACGGGGTCTGCTGCTGCCGACTGGACGGTAAATTTTCGCGCCTCGTCCGGTACACCGCTCAACACTGCGCTCGCTGTAGGAAGAAGCATCACGGTTGCACTAATGGCGACACAAGGTGTTTCCCCAAAATACAATACAGTCGTGCAGGTGGACGGGAATACTATCGTTCCAAAGTATCAAGGTGGTATTGCGTGGTCGGCAGGTAATGCGTCAGCTATCGATGTGTATGTTTATACAATTATCAAAACAGCATCTGCGACATTTACAATATTAGCGTCACAAACCCAGTTCAAGTGAGCTTAATATGCCAATCATTCAGCGTTTAGGTTCCGCAAGCGCCAGAGGGTTTGGCTTTGGTAAGACAGGCGTTACGCATCAGCGCGTTGTACAAGAATCTGCAACCATAACAGACGCTACAAACCGAGCCGTATCTTATGACTCCGTAATTAGCGAGACGTCTACAGCGACGGATGCTATCGCTAGCCTTCTTAATAGCTTGAACCAGGTTCTTGAGGTGGCGACCGGTTCGGATGCAATCCAAGGCGAAAGAGGTTATATAAGCGTTGTCAATGAAACGGCAACGATAAGCGATTTAATCAGTACGATTGGAAATCAAAACATTACGGTTGTCGAGATTGCTACTGCCACGGATGCAGTGGCAAATATAGGATCGTTTGATCGGTCTGTAACCGAGACAGGGAGTATTACAGATACACCGCAGGGTTCGATTCTCACAACAAACAATATTGTAGAAGCAGGAACCGCAAGCGATGCAATTACCTCAGGACGAACAACTTCAGGAGTTATATCTGAAGTTGCATTAGGTTTAGACGAAACAGAAAGATTGGCGCTGGCGAATGGGGTTATTAATGAAACCGCTACGGGCGCGGATGTAACAGCAGCATCTGTAAGCCCATCCTATTGGATGCTAGCGTACTACGGGGTAATCACAGCAGATCAGCAAATTAACGGTAGTGTATATAAGGATGCAGATGAAAATATTTATGTTACAGGAAGGGGTACAGGATCTGGCGCAACTAATGCAGTCAATGTAATTAAATACGATAAAGATGGCGCTCTGCAATGGCAAAGAAAATTAGATGTAGCCTCACAAGATGATGTTGGTTACGCTATAACAGGTGATTCTTATGGGGATATCTATGTAGCCGGAGGTTACGACGACAGTGGTAATGCGTCACCACCAGGCGGGATTAGAGGATTCTTAGTTAAATATAATTCAAGCGGTACTTTACAGTTCCAACAATTGTTCTACCCAGCGTCTGGTTCGCAGACTAATTTATCAACTAGAGTGTATGGAATAACGGTTGATAGCTCAGGAAATATTTATACAACCGGGGTAACTAACTTTTCCTCGTCTTTTGTGTTTATTGCAAAACATGATTCATCGGGCGTTTTGCAATGGTTTAAAACACTGTACGGGAGTGTCGGCAGTGATACATCAAGAGGGTATAGTATAAAAATAAATTCATCCGGTAATTTAGTAGTTGGGGGATATATTGGGTATACAGTATCTTCAACCGTATATAGATCTCCTTTGATTGCTATATATGACACATCTGGTAATTTGCTATCCCAAACAAGAATGGTTGATTCTTCAACGGCTGGTGGCACTAGAAATTCAAGGTTCTTTAGTATTGCAATAGACTCTTCGGATAATATTTACGCAGCAGGGAGAATAGGACTGGGAGTTTCGTCTACGCGAAATGGGCCTATTTTATGTAAGTTTGATAGCAGTTTGAATTTATTATGGGCCACGCAATTACAATCAGGAACTACTGCTGTAGATTATTCAGCATATGGGGTTACTTTAGATAGTTCTGGAAATCCATATATCGGATTTATTGATGTGCCAAATAATCCAGATGCGGCTGTACTGGTAAAATTTGATACATCCGGCACGGTACAGTGGTCCAACAGAATATCTTCTAATGGGGCAGTTTCAACGTCCGGCGTGATTCCATCTAATTGGGTGACAAGCACTGCATCAAGTTTGATACTTGCGTACACATCAACCATTTCATCAAACTTTTTTACCGCAATTGCAAAAGTTCCTTTAGACGGATCAAGAACAGGATCTTATACTGTTGGTCCGTATGGGCAACCAACAACGTATGCGTCAGTAAGTCTTACTGCTTATACATTATCGTGGAGCACACAGGCCTCATCAGGCACTTCCAACTCTCCATCAATGACAACAGCAACAGCGTCATTCACTGACATCACAGCAACCCAATCTTCAACAACCGTGTTTATATAGGCTAGGCAATGAATTGGTCAGACGTTTTAAAAGCAGTCATACCGGTCATTGTGTATTTACTGGTGGAGTAAAATAATGGACGATAAAACTCACGAGCTAGCAGTCCTGAAGGCACAAGCCAAAATTCGGCTTGAAGAGCTAAAGGCCCAAGACTCTGCCAAAGAAGTTGCTGGTAAAGCGATTGGCGAAGATGGACTGCTGTACATCTTTTTGATTGTGCTTGTGGGCGTTGGCGCGTCCCTATTCCTAGAAGGCGAAAAAATTGCTGCTGTTATGGGGCTGCTTGGTGCTTCACTTACTGCACTTATTCAAATGCTAAATGGGATTGCTGGAACTGCGCCAAAGCAGGAAAAGCCTGAGTTTGAAGTCATCAAGGATCTCATCACTCGGTTGGACAAACTAGACCGTGCCGAGCCACCCATGCAAGTTGATGTTGAGGGCAGCAAAGTAACGGTCAAGAAGGGTGCCGACATCGTGACGGCTAAGGGGTAATTATGTTTGAGCTACTTAGTGGCGGTCTTTTAGGCTCCATCTTCGGCGGCATCTTTCGCCTCGCCCCTGAAGTCCTTAAGTTCTTGGACAAAAAGAACGAGCGCCAGCACGAGCTATCCATGTTCCAACTCCAGACCGATCTGGAGAAGATGCGCGGTGAATTCAAGATGGAGGAGAAGTACGTTGACTACTCTATCCAGCAGATGGACACAATTAAAGAGGCATTTAAAGAGCAGGCCCAGACCGCAAAAGAGGCTGGCTGGCTCGCTAGCTTTATCACTGCTATTACCCGCCCCGGTCTTACTTGGATTGCATTTGGCGTATACGTGGCTGTCAAAGCTGCTGGTTTGACCATAGCCTTCCAAACCAATGCCAATTGGGCTGAAGTCTTGACCAAGAGCTATGACGAAGATGACTTTGCCATGCTTAACATGATGCTTACGTTCTGGTTTGTAGGACGGTCAATAGAGAAGTACAACAAGTCGTGAATGAAGCAAAGAAGCTTTGCAAGGATGTACTGATCAAGCCCTTTGAAGGGCTGGCAAAGCGCTTGCCTGATGGACGTGTAACAGCTTATCCCGACCCCGGAACCCGTGGGCATCCTTGGACAATCGGTTGGGGTGCAACCGGCCCCGATATTAATCCCGGTACGATTTGGACGATTGAGCAGTGCGAGGATGCGCTAGACCATCACGTTGAATTCTTTCTCAGGGGGCTTTTTAAGATGTCTCCCAAACTTCAGACTGCCTTACCAAGACGCATTGCCGCCGTGACAAGCTGGGCTTACAATTGCGGCTTAGGGAACTATCGGGTTTCTACGTTTAAAAAACGTATTGATGCGGGGGACTGGGATGGTGCGGCAGACCAATGTATGCTCTGGAATAAAGCTGCCGGTCGAGTTCTCCCCGGTCTTACACGCCGACGTGCGGCTGAAGCTGCATTGATGAGGTGATCCGTGCCACTTAAAAAGATACTATTTAAGCCAGGTGTAAACAAAGAAAACACTCGGTATACCAATGAGAACGGATGGTATATCAGTGAGAAGGTGCGTTTTCGCCAAGGTACGCCAGAAAAAATAGGTGGGTGGCAGCAGATATCAGGTAATACATTCTTAGGTATTTGCAGATCATTATGGAATTGGGTGACGCTAGGGTTTGACAATCTACTGGCTGTAGGTACAAACCTAAAGTTTTACATTGAGCGAGGCGGGAACTATTACGACATAACGCCAATCCGTGAGACTGCGACACTAACGAATCCATTTACAACGACCATCAATCAAACAACCGTTTTGGTTACGGATAACACGCATGGTTCTGCCACGGGTGATTTCGTGACGTTTAGCGGCGCTTCTGCTGTGGGTGGGCTAACGCTAAATGGCAATTACCAAATCACGGTGACCGGCACCAATACGTATACGATTACAGCATCGGCGCAAGCTTCAAGCACTGCCACTGGCGGCGGGACAGTGACAGCAAAATATGAAATACCTGTTGGTCCGGCTATTCAAGGTGCTGTGGTTGGGTGGGGCGCTGGTGGATGGGGCCAAGGCGGATGGGGTGTTGGCGTAACAGGCACAGAAACCTTAAGGCTTTGGGTTACGCAAAACTGGGGTCAGGATTTGGTGTTTGCGTACAGAGGTGGGCCACTTTACTACTGGAGCGCCAATGATGGCGTGAATACCAGGGGCGTAGCGCTTAGTTCGCTAGGTGGAACATGCACCTTTACAGCAACATCGCCGACAACCGTGACGTTTGACGAGACGATTCTGTCAGAAAACACGGCCGTTAAATTTAATGCAACAACTTCTATGCCGTCTGGCGTAACCGCAGGGACGACTTACTATTTAAGAAACGTGATAGGTGCATCAGCGAATATTAGTGCATCGCCGACTGGCGCATTGGTTAATGCTGCATCAACTGGAAGTGGTGTTTATGTGTCCAGTTTGGAGGACGTCCCGACAGCGGTAAACACAATGATCGTTTCGGACACATACCGCTTCCTGCTTCTTTTCGGGACAACTGAATACGGAAGTGCGGTGCTTGACCCTATGCTTATACGCTGGTCAAACCAGGAGTCCTTGACAGATTGGGTGCCGGCATCAGCAAACCAAGCCGGATCATTGCGCATATCTCATGGGTCAAAGATTGTCACGGTAGTACAAACGCGGCAAGAGATTGTTGTATTTACAGATGCATCGTTGTACTCGCTCCAGTATCTTGGGCCGCCGTTGGTATGGGGCACCCAGCTTCTTGGTGACAACATTTCTATCATAGGCCCAAACGCTGCCGTCGTTGCATCAGGCATTGTTTATTGGATGGGCATAGACAAGTTTTATAAATACGACGGACGAATTCAGACAATGCGTTGTGACCTGAGAAGGCACATATTTCAAAACATCAACCAATCTCAGGTGGACCAAATCTTCGCAGGTACGAGCGAAGGTTTCAACGAGGTTTGGTGGTTTTACCCATCAAGAAATTCGACGGTAATTGATCAGTACGTTGTATACAACTACGCAGAGGATATTTGGTATTACGGCACATTAGGCCGCACGGCATGGAGTGATTCAGGTTTGCGTTCATATCCACAGGCGGCCACATATGCTAATAATATTGTTAATCATGAGTATGGAGTGGATGACAATACTACCGGCACGCCAGTTGCTATTAATGCTTATATTGAGTCAGCCGAATTTGACATTGATGATGGCGAGCATCTTGGCTACGTATATCGCGTAGTGCCAGATATTACGTTTGATGGATCAACGACATCATCTCCGCAAGTTGTCATGACTCTGATACCCATGATGAATTCTGGGTCTGGTTACAACAACCCAGAGTCTCTTGGCGGACAGTCTTACGCATCGGTTCAACGATTATCGACGACGACTATCGAGCGGTTCACGGGCCAGGTTTACGTAAGGGTTCGTGGTAGGCAGATGATATTTAAGGTGGAATCAACAGACCTTGGTAACGCATGGCAGCTTGGTTCGCCGCGGATTGACATCAGGCCAGACGGCAGAGCAACTGGGCAGGGCGCATGAGTTCGTTAAAAAACCCAGCCGCACCAAATATTCCTCTTGCTCCAGAGGTGTGGGATGCTAGGTATCAAGACCAGTTTGCCAACGTTTTACGCTTATATTTCAATGGCTTGCAGAACATAACTCAGAATCTACTTGGTTCTAATGGCGGTAGGTTTATGAACACCCCGCATGGTGGGTGGTCGAGCGATTCAGATCAAGTGGCGGTAAGTACGACGGATGCGTATGCAATTACGTTTGATGTAACAGATGTAGCGGATAGTGTTTATCTGGTTAGTTCATCCAGAATGACTGTGACGTATTCGGGTATTTACAACTTACAATTCAGTATTCAGTTTGCAAATACGGATACACAGATTCATGATGTAGATGTTTGGGCGGCTGTGAATGGAACAAATCTATCAAATAGCAATTCCAGATTTTCAGTACCAAACCGGCACGGTGGTGTGGATGGCCATTTGATTGCAGCGTTGAATTTGTTTCTTACTATGCAAGCAAATGATTATGTGGAACTGTATTGGCATACCGACAATACTAACGTTCTCATTGAGCAAATTAATGCAGCGTCATCACCAACCAGGCCGGCGACGCCATCAGTAATTGCAACCATGAGTTTTGTGTCTTCAATATCGGAGTAAAAAATGTCAGACGGCGGCCAATACAATTATGACTTCGGGTACGGCCCTGATTCGGAGCAAGGCCAAGGAGAGGTTTCTTCTGGAAACGCGACGGCCGGCACTGACTGGTCATCCGTATTGGGTGGAGATAATATCTTTTCAAGATTTATGTCAGGCACAACATCCGGTCAGGATAAAGCGCTTGCAACATTAGGTTTCGGTATTGCTTCATTAGCCTCTGCACTACGAAACAAACCGCCTGAAGTAAAGATGCCTGTATATAAAGAAGCTCCGGTATATAACCGTGCGCTTACTGCCCCTATGTTGCCGCCACAGCCAGCGCCAATAAAAAGCGAAAGTGGCCAAAACATTTACCAGCCCATGCGTGGGTTGCCGTTGTTCTTTAATCCAAACCCTTTCCAGTTCAATCCAACAGAAGCGGCAAAGCGCTACGGTCCAACGCCAGAAGAACAAGCGGCTGGCATGGTTGGGTATCAGCAAGGGTTAGAGAGGCTTTACCAAACACTGGGCACACAACCAGCAATACAGTTTGGTACTGGTGCAAGCACCGTAACCGGGGCTACTGGTAATGACACGGTGGCCGGCGGTCAAAGTACGGTAACCGGCGGTGGCGGACAAGATACTGTTGCAGGAGCTAGCGGCGGTTCGCTAGATGACTTGATGATGGCAGCCGGTAGGTACTTAAAGGGCCCCGGTGATGGTATGTCAGATAGCATCGAGGCTTACATCGAAGGCGGTTCTACTGGCGACGGTCAGCCCGCACGATTAGCAAGAAACGAATTTGTTATTCCGGCGGATGTGGTTGCGGATCTTGGCAATGGGTCATCGGATGCTGGTGCAGAAGCACTGTATGAAATGATGGACAGGATTCGCATGGCCAGACATGACACCAAGGAGCAGCCGCCCGCGGTAAACGTCGATAAAATACTTCCAGCATGAGTGGATTTGATCAAGAGTGGATAAGGTGTTCGCCTTGGATACAGGCGGCGCTTGACCATGCGGGAAATTTGTTTACGCTCGATGATGTTAAAGAGTCTGTACTAAATGGTACGGCTATATTTTTACCGGGATACGAGGCGGTAGTCATAGCAGAAATCCGTGTGTATCCGCAAAAGAAAATCTATAACTGCTGGTTGGCGGGTGGCAGCTTAGAAGAATTAAAGATTGGCTTTGCACCGGCAATTAGATGGTATGCAAAGAAAGCAGGTTGTGATGCAATTACGATTCAAGGGCGACCCGGATGGCAGCGTGTATTTAACATGCGCCAAAAAGGCGTAGTCTTAACTGAAGAGGTGGCGAAATGAGCCTTGGTGGACCGTCAACAACTGTTACGCAAAGCGCACCGGAATATCAACTTCCGTACATATCGGATCTGTATCGCATGGGGCAGCAAATTGCCTACACGCCATACACGCCGTATCAATTGCCACGGACGGCTGAAACCTCTGGTTTATATCAACAGGGTGTTGAGGCGGCGCAGCAAACCGCGCAAACGCCAGGACTGCTTGGTAGTGTAAACGTCGGCGGTCAGAACGTTGGCGTGATGCAGGCTTACATGAATCCGTATCAACAGGCGGTAACGGATGTGGCCAAGCAAGGAGCCATGCGGGATTACCAGTCTGGCTTGAATACGCTTAAGGCACAAGCTGCACAGCGCGGTGCTTTTGGTGGGTCTCGGCAGGCGATTGCAGAAACAGAGATGATGCGCAATCTTGGGTCTCAGCTAAGCAATATTCAGATGCAGGGTTCTGCGCAGGCGTTTGATAAGGCTGGTCAGTTATACCAACAGGACTTGGCTAATCAACAGCAAAAAGCACAGACCTTGCAGCAGCTTGGCTTGGCTGACGAGGCTCGGCGCCAGCGTGACCTTGATCTCATGTATCAAGAGTTTGAGAAGCAAAGGCTGTACCCGCAACAGCAAGCTGAGGCTTACAAGTCGATTATCTTTGGTTCACAGCAATCGCCAACTGCTTCTTATTACAACGCCCCTGCTAACCCATTTGTTCAAACGCTCGGTCTTGCTGGATTGCTGTACGGAGGAATGCGATGACTACAACGATGGCCCAGCAGGGCTTGGCCCCGGACATTAATTTGTTCGAGGCGATGGATATCTTTAAGAACTTCCCAGATGAAGAGCTTCCTAAGTACCGCAATGATCCGAAGCTAGCTTTAGTTGCAGCGGCGGAGATGGACCGTCGCTTGCGTATTCGCAAGGACTTTGAATCACGGGCGCAGAAACCCTCTGGTCCTGTAGTCGATCAAATCCAGCAGCAGTTACTTGCACCGCCACAAGGTATTGCGCAAGGGATGGATCAGCAGCCGATGGGTCAGCCCATGGGGCAACCGCAAGAGATGCAGCAGCCTATGCAGCCTGCCATTGGTATGGCGTCTGGTGGTCCGGTGGCATTTTCTGGCGGCGGCTTGGGGCTACTAGCAGATCCAAGGTCTGGCATCTACCCACAGTCACAGGAATCTGAGGAAGATCGTAAAAAGCGCCTGCTCAGAGAGATTGAAGAAAAGCAAAGAGCGCCAAACGTTCCTGGCCAAGTAAGTGCTATCTTGGCGGCAGAGGCGGCAAAGCTGAAAGAACAACCTAAGCCAGCAGCGCCGGCAAATGCTTTGACTCAGCAGTCTGATGATCCAGGCAAGACAAGCCAAGATGCTTTGATAGCGGCAATTCTTGCCGGTCGGCAGCCGACGTCCAGCGCAGTTGCAGCCCCTGCTCCAACCCTTGGTGGTTTAGCAAAGATTGCGAAGGACTACACTCCAGAGATCAATCCTCCCATGAGCCCGGAAGAGAAGCGGAAGATTGAAGAAGAAGAGGCGGCTAGGTATCTACAGCGCTTCCCCGACAAAGTCAGTCCAATCATGGAAGAGCTAGCCAAAGCTGCTGGCCAGCAGGTAAGCCCTGAAGAAGCTCGTCGTCGCGCCTTTATGAAGGCTGGCATTGCTGGACTTGGATACACGGGTCGTGACTTCGGTGCAGGTATTGCCGGTATGCTTGAGGGATACCAAGGCACGAAGGAAGGTATCGAGGCTGCGAACAAAGAAGCAAAGATGAATGAGCTCAAGGCTCGTCTGGCTGGTGAGCAGTACAAAGATGCGTTGAAGCGCAAGGACTTTGAGAGCGCCCGCAAGTACGCAGAAGAGCAGGCTATCTACAAAGAGAAAGCTGTTGATGCTCGCAATCAGTTCAAGAGAGATACGCTTGGCATCATGGCTGCGGTTCAGGGCTTAACAAAACCCAGCAAAGTTGGGGGCGCTGGCGAAGCCAAGGGATCGATGACAGCAGGTAAGCTTGCAGATATTCGTGAGAAAGCTATTGAGCGAGCGCAGCCAGAATTGCAGAGGCTTGATAGCGAATTCGACAAGCGTGCTGATGAAATGTTCTGGTCCTCCACCAAACTACCCAAGGCATGGCGCACCGGCTCTGATGACAAGTCTAGGAAGGCTCAAGAGGAGTATGCTGAGCGCAGGAAGCAGATTCTTGAAAAGTACACAAACGAAGTGCTTGATGTATTTAGAACTGCGAATCCTCTTGTCATAACGAAAGAACAAGCTCAAGCGATAGCCAGCGGTAAGAAATAAGGGGCAGATAAATGCCGATATTCCAGATACCTGGTGTAGGTCCAGTCAGCCTTCCAGATGGCCTCAAAGAAGATGAATACGAAAAGGTTGTAAGGAGGCTGGTAGAAACATCAGGCGCCGGCCGGGTATCGGATGAAAGAGCTCCGTATACCGCTGGAGAGCTCTTTAAGTCTGGCATGGGCAGAACAGTCCAGCAGATGGGCGCCGGTGCAATGTATGACTTGCCGGCCCTTGGGCTTGCTGCGCTTGCGAAGCTTGGCTTTGGTGGCGCAGAGGATAAGGCGTTAGAGTTTTTACAGAAGGGTAAGCAGCGCTACGCAGAGATAGAGCGGGACTTTCCTACGCAATACAGAGATGTCACGAAGCTCCAAGGTCCGGGCGAATATATCGGATTTGGTATAGAGAAGGCTGGTGAGGCGCTCCCACAAATAGCAACAGCTATGTTGCCAGGTGGCGCGGCGGCATTTGCATCCCGCAATGCAGCAAGAGTTGCTGGCCAAGAAGCCATGAAGGCTGGCATACAAAGAGGATTGCCGGCTGCACTAGCAGAGCGTGAAGCTGTTGCTGCATCGAATCGATTGCTTGCGGGTCGTGCTGGCGCGGCCACATTTGGCACGTCATACGCACAGACGGCACCAGATTCTTTCAGGGAAATCTTTGAGACCACTGGGCAAATGGACCCAGGTCTTGCAGTGGCGGCTGGAGCGGCTAACTCCTTACTAGAAAGCTACATCCCGTCGAAGATCCTTGGTCAGCTTGGCGGTTTCGGTAGACTAAAGCTGGTCGAGAAGACACTAGAGCGCGGTGGCTTTACAAAAGAAGCTGCAAAGATTGGCGCTAAGGCTGCATGGATCAGTGCTCAAGAGGGCATGACCGAGGTTGCGCAAGATCTTGTGAATGGTCTTGCCATCAAAACCATCGATGCCAATTACGATATCTTCTCGCCAGAGAATATCAACAAGTACATAAACTCCATGGCAGCCGGTGCTGTTGGTGCCATAGGGCCTGCCGCTGTTGGATCGATAGCCGATCGTACACGGCCAACACTGGAGCGACCGCAAGAAACAGTGCCACGTGGCACCGTTTCCGAGCAGGTCCCTGTTACGCCGCCCTTGGCAGAAGCTCAGCAAGATGTTGCGCCGCAGCAGAGTGTTGCACCGCAGCAATCTATACCGCCCGTGACACCGCCACCTGGCGCACAGGTATCGCAAGCCGTCCCGCAGGTTACGCCGCCCATGCAGGCAGCGCCAGTACCGCCTGTACAGCAGCAGGTGCCACCTGTACAACAACCTGTACAACCGACTGTACAGATGCCAGTGCAACCACAACAGCAGGCATCCGTGCCGCCGGTGTCGCAGGCTGCGCAACCGGGTGCGGTACCACAGGTTACACAGATACCTGCACTTCCAGTGCCGGAACCTGTAAGCCAATCGCCGCAAGCGCTTGTGCCTGAAGGTCAGCCTCCGCTTATTGAGATACCTAAAGAGTCCAAGCCACCTGCGTTGCCTGCGCCTGTAGAGCAGGGTCCTCCACCTTACGTAGAGCCACCAGAGAATCTTGGTGAGTTCCCGCCGCCTGAAGATGTTGCGGCTGCGATGGAAGCGGAGAAGGAATTAACCGCCAAGCGTGAAGCTATTGAGCAGGGCAAGGGAAGTTTGTGGTCGGCACTGAAGGGCCGCATATCCTACGAAGACATCAAAGACGCCACGCCGGACAAAGAGTTTCGTATGCTCGCCGGAAAAAGCACTAGTCCCATTTTCAAGGGACTGGACCTGATGATTGAAGATGGAGAGCTTGATGCATGGCTGCCATACGAATTGCAGAGCGCACAGTTTGAAAAAGATCCAACGCGTACGATATCTGCTGCCAATCATATTAAGGGCAGGCTGGCTGCAAGAGACTTCTTATCCAATGAAACCAAGAATGAATTAGCAGTGCTCGATGCAGAGCTTGAGCAGTTGGTTCAATTTATTAGGGAGTATGAAGATGAATTCAGGGCCGACAGTGAAGTTGCCGCAGCCTTTGATGAAGAAAGGGCAGCCCAGCTTGATGCAGAGCAAGCAGCATTACAAGAAGATCTGGAGCAAGCTGTCCCCAAGGGCGAAGAACGAGCTCCTGGAGTTAGCGAAGCTCCCGGACGAGTTCCTATTCCGAAAGTAACACCATCGGTATCTGAAGCTCCTGCGGTTACTCAAGCCACGACAGTACCGCCTGTTACCAAGGCGCCGAGCACAACCCTGCGTCCGCCACAAATGCCAAGCAATGTCACCAAGGAAGAGCGTGACATGTTTGATGCTTTGCGAGCTGAGATGGATGCGCTTGGCTTGAAGGATATCGTGCTGGACCTTATCCGGCCGGAGAGAGTCAAGCGTAAGAATAGCGCTGGCTACAAGCTTGGGTCCATGCAAACGAGACTCATGCGTGAGATAGATGCGGCGGGCAAAGAGCGGCTTGTTGCTATATCAAGGACCATGAAGGTTGCGATTGATCTTGCCAAGCGCACGAAATCCAAAGAGGCTCAAAACACAGCGGAGATTCGTAGGACGCTGCACCATGAAATTATTCATGCGCTGCGATCGCTTAGTTTGTTTACGGCAGATGAGTGGAAGACCCTGTCTGAAGCGTCTATCAAGGACTGGGTAAGTAGGAAGTGGCCTGGTGACAATGGCCTTTCCGTAAAAGATCTGTACAAAAGAGAGTCAAAAGATATCCAGATTGAAGAGGGTATTGCCAGGGCGTTTGAGAACTACACGATGGGTGAGTTCCAGCCCAAGGGTGCCGTGGCGCGTATCTTTCAAAAGACCAAAGAGTTCTTCCAGAAGCTTGCCAATTACGCCAAGGGTATTGGTATCAATGAGTCTGAGGCAGAGATCTTTGAGCGCATTCTTTCTGGAGAGATAGGCAATAGAGCCCGCAGGGATCCGAAAGACTTCCGTGTTTTCTATGATCAAAACAAAATCGTTGCTGGCTTAGATCACAGCGATGCATTCAACAAATGGTTTGGCGATAGCAAGGTTGTAGATAAAAAGGGGAAGCCACTTGTTGTTTACCACGGCACTGGCGAGACAGATGAAGAAGGAGATCCTATTACTGTTTTCGAAGGCGCAGGAAGTTTTTATAAACCTGATAGCCAAGCTTGGATGACATCACTAGGAGATTGGTTTACATCATCAACTAAAGTTGCTGATTACTTTGCTAATTTAAAGGGCATGGAAGGTGTTGGCCCACACATATACCCAGTTTATTTGAGCATTCAGAATCCATTTACTGTCCCAACTTACGATGAGCTAGAAGCTCAATACAGATTTTCTGGTGCAAAAAGCGTTCAATCTTGGAGAGATCAATTAATTAAACAGGGGTACGACGGCGTAATTATTACGAAATCAACAACCGATACCGGGGAGAAGCGTCAAGATTATGTCCCGTTTAATTCAAACCAAATCAAATCAGTATTCAACAAAGGAACATGGAGTCCTGAGTCAGACTTTATTCTTGAGAAGCGTGTAGAAACTGAAGAGATCATTATGGATGCTGCACGATTGGATATTGATCCAAGCGGCTCCATGGATAAGCTTGTGATGTCAGGGCCAGAGTTCAAAGACATCAAGAAGAATACGTCGGAATACATCAAGGATCTTTCAACAGATAAGGCTGACATTCTGCTGAGCGCCTTGAACCTGCGCCAGTTAGGTGAGCTTGCATCTAACGCGTTGCCGCAAGTTAAAGAGTTTTACAAAGCCGTATCTGACATGCTGGCCATGCGCGATACCCGGATTACCATGGCCGCGGATATCGCCCAGCGCTGGGTGGCATTCAACGACAAGCATCCTAAGATTGCACAGACCTTGGCTGATGTCATGCACGCAGCCACGATCGCCGGTATTGATCCTGATACAGATCTTGTGAAGATCAGAAGCCAAGAGCTTCGAGATAACTGGGAAGTTATTTCCAATGACCCAGAGGCGCTGAAGATCTACCGTGATGTACGCGATTACTACGCTGAGTCGCTGAATCTTTACGAGAAAGCGTTGAAGCAGCGCATCCGCGAAAGCATGGAAGAGGGGCGTCCCAAGACGCAGGCGCTCTACGAGATCGAGCAGGAGTTCAATAAGATCCGCCAGACAGGGCCGTACTTTCCGTTGGCGCGTTTTGGCGACTACTGGGTGTCGTATGACACGATCAACAATGAAGGCAAAAAGGTTCCTGAGTACTACATGTTTGAGAGTCGCGGTGAGCAACGCAAGTTCATCGACGATCTAGTCAAGCAAGGCATCAAGTACAAGAGCGGCATCAAGACCAGTGAGATGTTGAGCCAGGGCGTACCCATGTCAGGGTTCGTGCGCAACATGATGGAACTGGTTGATAAGACTGATGGCGATACGTCAGCGCTCAAGGACGGTATCTGGCAGATGTTCCTTACTATGCAGCCGGATCTTTCTGCTCGCAAGCATTTCATCCATCGTAAGAAGGTGAAGGGCTACAGCAATGACGCGCTCAGGGCGTTTGCAGAAACATCCTTCCATGGTGCTTATCACTTGGCCAGGGTCCAGTACAACGGCCGGCTTGAGTCGCTCATGCTTCAAGCCAAGAAGTACAAGGAAGAGAACCCAAGCATCGAAGCCGAGCGTTACTACGAAGAGTTACAAAAGCGCAAAGAGTGGGTGAATGCGCCGGAGGATGTAAACAGCTTTACTAGCTGGGCAACAAGCTTCAGCTTTATGTATTTCCTAACCGCGCCTGCGTCTGCATTGGTCAACATTGCACAGACGCCCATGATCGCCTTCCCGTATCTGGGTGCGAAGTTTGGTTTTGGTAATGCATTCAAAGAGTTATCGCAGGCTTCTAAGGAATTCTTTGCAAGCGGCGCTGGCCGTGACAAGGGTTTCTATGACATCCTCCGTACGCTAGAGGAAAAGACCAAAGAGAAGGGCATTAGCGAAGCAGAGCTAAAGCGCAGGCAAGAAGAGCTTGCTGCAATGCAACAGCTCTACATTGATGGCACGTTGAACCGTACTCAAACGCTGTCTCTTGCTGGCTTGGCAGAGAGGCCATCGGATATTTTGCAGGGTGGTCTTAGTGCTGTGATGCGCAACAAAGCGTTCACCGTGCAGCAGAAGGTTACGTATGTATTGGGCTATAGCTTCAACCAGGCTGAGGTATTTAACCGCCAGATAACGGCTATGGCTGCTTATCGAAGCGCACGCAAAGCCGGCAAGACGCACGACGTGTCTTTGCAGATGGCCAAGGACATCGTGAATGAAACGCATTTCGAGTACACGAATGCGACCAAGCCGCGTTTCATGCAGGGTCCGACGGCGCGTATCTTCTTCCAGTTCAAGAACTATGCGCAGCAGATGACATACCTGCTTATCCGTACGTTGAACGAAGCTTTACGCGGGGCTGATGAAGCGACAAAGACTGAGGCGAGAAAGCGCTTGACTGGCATCTTGTTCATGACCGGGCTCTTTGCAGGTTATGAAGGACTGCCACTGATGTGGGTTATCGAGGGTGTTATGAACGCCATGTTCGATGACGAAGATGAGCCTTACGATTTCTTCAACAGCGCCAAGAACAATATCGCTGACCTGTTTGGATCGAATGCTGCAAGGATACTAAGCGGTGGCGTTGTGTCAGAGATACTGGGTGGTGATATAGCTGGCCGTGTTGGCATGAACGGTATGTGGTTCAGAGACTCCAATCGATCGGCTGATGAGGTGCAGGCATTCAACCAGTTTGTTACTGACTTGGCCGGACCGTTTGTTGGTATTGGCGCCAACATCGCAGACGGTATCAAGAAGATCAACGACGGCCATTACATGCGCGGCACAGAAGCCATGCTGCCGCCAGTACTGAAAGACTTCTTGAAGGTTTGGCGGTTCTCTACCGAGGGCGCCACAACGCTGCGTGGCGATCCTATCGTTGGCGAGATCAGTACGTGGGGTCTGTTCCTACAAGCGCTTGGCTTTACGCCTACCGACCTGGCGCGTAGCTACACGGCCATGGGTGAGATCAAGGGCATGGAGAAGGATATCGAGCGCAGGAGAAAGCGCTTGCTCCAGCAGATCACGCTTGCCGATATCAATGGTGATACGGATACCTACACTGAGGTACAGGAAAAGATCCAGCGGTTCAATGAAAAGAACCCTGAGAATCCGATTACCAAGGAAACGCTCAAGCGCTCCCTGTCCCAGCGCACGAAAGATAGTGATCGTGCCGTGCGTGGGATTATTGTGAATCCGAAGCGGGAATATCTATTAGAGGAGGCGAGATATCTCGGGGAGGAGGAGTAGCCGGTGCTGGCGCTATAACCCGGTTCTCGTAATCAATACCGCAGAACGTTGCGTAATCACGTAGCGTTCTGACCTTGCCTAGTCCATAGATACCTAGATCCTTCTTGTGATACAGAAGGTCTGCCATGCGGTCATTAGATCGCTTGGCCATATCCCACCAGCGTATCGGACGCACCTCATCATCCTCAGCCGCCCAGTGGCGGACCTCTTTGTTTCTGCCATAGAAATGGTAGACGGGTGCAAGTGGCGGATGAAGCACGTCATAGCCATGGGTGTATGCACGCACAGCTATGTTTTGCTCTTCGCCATTGAAGTACAGAACTGGATCGTATGGAACCTCATGGACGAACTGACCCAAGGTAAAGATAAACCCGGCGCCTATGTGGCACGCGGGCACTGGGTAGTCAGACTTCATGATGTCTGAGGTGAATGTAAGCAGGGGGTCGTGTTCCTTAAATGTCTCGCCTTCTTTGATCTTTGAGTAGATCAAGTCCTTGGTATAGGAGGTATCGGTAGGCTTGCCGTCGATGAACTCAAAGCCGCGGGCATAGCAGGAGTAAAGCTTCTTTGGGTTAAGCGTGAAGTTGCTCTTCATGAGCCCTATGCATGTCTCATCCCAATCCTGATCAAACCAGCTATGCGAATCGACTTGTAAGAAATAGTCTTCGTTGTGGTACAGAGACTGGCAGATGTGCCTGGCCCAGCAGGCGCCACGTGCGTCGGTGGCGTGAATGAATACGTACCGTATTTGATCAGCGAACCCAGTCTTCTCCAGGTGCCGATACTGTGGTGATGTACCTTGGTCTACGATACCGAAGACAATGTCTTTGGGGTTCTTGGCTTTTTTGTAGCAGTCGTTTACGGTAAACCAAAGCAGCGGATCTCTGTAGGATGCGATGCTAACGAAGATTGTCATACAGTCCCTCGATGGTCATAGCGAGTAGGTCTAACTCGCTGAGTTTGTATCGTGTATAGAAGCCTCGCTCACCAAGTCCGTGGATGCCAGGGCTTCCGGTATGATGGGTTGGGCACAAAGGAACCACCAGGAAATTGCTCGCCCGTTGGCTCATGCCTTGGCCCTCTCTGATGTGGTGTATGTGGGCTGGTGATGCACCAAGGTCTAGGTGCTTACACAGGATGCATCCCATACTGGCGACGCGATCCATGTGCGCTTTATCTGCTTTGCGAGTCATGCTTGATCATTGTCCCAAAGCTTCCACTCTTCGCCAGTCTTTACAACCTTCTTGGCGTCCTCCATGCCAGCGTCATACCCGGCGCGGAATGCTCTTCCATAAGATGAGCGAGAGAACATAAACCGGTTAGCTTTGATGTCGATCTTCAGTTCTTCGTACCACTTGGCCCACGCATCGTAGGCCGGGTGGTTTTCCGCGGGGCAGGTTCTACCTTGATTGCAATCACCATGGCATGGTGGACAGGTTTTCATTTGTTCTCCCATATACCTATCATCTGATCCTTGTGTTCGCTGAGATGGTTCAACACGTTGTAGGCCATTTTGATTTCTGTAATGGCTTCAAGGCATAGGCCCATGGCGTTCATGTAATCATGGTTCTGGCAAAGGTCATACACGCGATTCATCAGTTGGTCTGCTTTGATCAAGTGGCCCGAATAATCCATCAATATGTTCCTGTAGTTCATCACACATAAGATCACTAAGGGTCTTGCCAAATACAGTGATGGCCTTCCCCTTGGTGGATTTAGAAATAACCATCACAGCTTTCTCAAGTCCGCGCTGGTACCCCTCATGATAATCAAGCTGAGCCGCACCTATCGTATCGATCGCCTGCCTCACCAGCTCTGATGCCATACCAGGTTTCTCACGCAGCTTCTCTACTTGATCCGGGCGCAGGTAGACCTGATAAGGAACTAGCTTTCGTTTGTACTTCGCTTCCATTCTTCAAACTCCTTGCGCAAATCAATGAGTGCGCCTTGTGCTTCTGTATTGGAAGCAAGCTCCGAGCGAGACTCGATATTCAGTGCCTCGCATATGGCACGTGCTGCGTCATCTTCTGAGTGAGAAAAGCACCAACCCGTATCCACGCACCAGCGCTGGAACTCTGGATCCTTGGCCAGTATTCCTGCTGTCTGTACAAAGCTGCTGACCTTGGGCCTTACATAAGGCTGCTCATCTTCTCCAATCCGCACCATGGCCACGGCATAACGTGAGCCTACAAAGTCACGCACAAGGTCTTGGTTTAGATCGTCTGGATGAATGGCCAGTGTCAGCATGAAACCTTCTTTGTTCTGACGCAGGGATACCTTGACGCATTCAAAGTTAATTGGATCCACGGAACACCCTTCCGAAAAAAGATTTGATACGCTGGCCCAAGGAAGGAGCAGGATCTTCGCCTATACGCTTGATGTACTCATGCGTTGTCACCTCGAAGAACTCACTTGGGTCGAAGAACTCACTTGGGTTGGGTACCTGGGGGCCGATAGCGCCAAGCCCTGAAGCCGGTGCAATCAATGGCCAAACAATCCACATGGGACGCTTGAACTTGTTGCAAACATCGGTGAGAACCATACCCTTGCGCACGGCAAGTCGTATCGATCGCTCCTCAGCAGATCCAATAAACCCTCTGCGCCATCCGCCAGGTGGCGAGAACATCTCTTTACAGTACTTGTAGATTGTCTTGTCAGAGATCTTCAACGCCACGGACATTTCTTGCGGATGCCAGCCAAGGTTGTACAAGCCATATATCTCCTTCTTATCTTCCTCAGATACGAAGTAGTGGTGTCTGTCGTATTTCTTAGGGCTACGACGGCGCCGCTTTTTGGGCGCTTCCATCAGAAGGGCACATCCGAAAGATCATCCTCCTGTGGCTTGGGCTGTGCGTCCCTGACCCAACCTTCCTTGATGCTCGCCCCGTAAAATTTACCAGCAGATGGTCCATGCTTTTCCCATATAGAAACTTGTATAAGCGGCGTCTCACCGTCTTTAACTTTTTTCATGATGTACGCACATATCGCTGGCGACAAGGCTACGTTGCCACTAAAGTCAGGGCTTCGGTCTGACTTAAATTTTGGTGAAAAAAGGTTTCCGTTGTCAGGGTAATTATTTCGTTCCATTGATTTCATCCTTACGTGCTTTGAACTTAGCTAACAGGTCCACATACAACGACTCATCGTGGGCCTTAATCTTTGCTACTGCTTCTTTGTTGTCCTTCCAGAACGCGTTTAGTTCCGCCTCAGTCTTTGCCGTGGGCAAGAACTGAATGAACATATTCATAGCAAAATCAACAACTTCCGCCATACCTTTAACAGGTTCTTGAGGTTTAGGCTCAGGCTTTGGTTCAGGTGCGGGCTGCTGCGGGGCAGCGGAAACAGTGCCACGTGGCACCGTTTTCACAGCCGCGTTGCCGTCATCATCTTCTGGAGCGATACCGCAAGCCGCCATGAGTGAGTACCTTCTGGCATAAGTCAATGCCGAACCGTAGCCTTGCGCATCATGCTTAGCTGCTGGGACATGAAGCTTGCCAGCGGATAACAGCTCACCTGATGTGTGGACAAAGACAGTCTCAACTGTCACTCCGTCTTGACACTCATGCGTCATTTGCATCAATGCTATGCCGTTGTCATTTAGCGCATCAATCACTGCTTCAACGCACGTGGCAAGGTCTGCGTAGCGATTACGAAAATGGCTATTCGTATGTGTTTTAAGGGCTGGGCTAAAACCCTTTTGTGCTTTAACTAATGCTTCCGCTATCTGCTTCAATTGCTTCTCCTAGTTGTCTACCAAAATCACAGTACTGCCTTACATCACAAAAACTTGTACATCTTGTATTAGCTCCGGGGCGGTGAACTATTTCCTGCCCTGGCTTTACTGCATCCTTTGCTTCTTGCTCCAGAAGGAATACCTTCAGTGCTCGCTTGGCTCCAGGTTTCATAATGGCCCATGCTTCAGGCTTGGCCCATCGCTCGTCTGGTGTGCAAAGTGGCGGATCATCCATGACTGTTGCGGCATGAAGTGCGATACGGCTTTTGATAAAAGCTTCTTGCTCTTCAAA